AAGATTTAGATCTTGCTGCAAAAAGTTATGATAAAGCAAAACCTTTTTTAGGAAACATTTCAAAGTTTACTAACTTTGCAAAAAACAATTTAGCAAACCCATTAGTTAAAGCATTATTTAAAACATCTTATGGAAAAGCAGCACTAGTAGGAGGAGCTGCTTTATCTCCAGGTATGTTAGCAGCAGATGAACCAGGAACAGAAAGTGCAAAAGAAACTTCTTTGATGGATGAAATTATAGGTCCTAAAGGAGCTGCAGCAGGTGCAACATTATTAACTAAACCAGGTAGAGCGTTGGCAGGAAATTTATTAAGAACACTTGCTTACTTAGACACACCTTTAGTAGGTGGAGCTTTTACTGCGGCTTCAATAGGTGATTTAAAAAAAGATATTGAAAAAGGAAAACAAACAGATGTATCTGCATTAGAACTTACAGGACCAGCTGCCCTTTCACATTTAACTGCACAAGAGTTAGGTTTGTACAACAAGAAAACTGGAATTAAAAAATTATTTGATACTATTTTACGAGGTGGAGGATCTAGAGTTATGGCTCAAAGAATTTTACCTGTGTTAGCAAAAGGTTCTACTTATGCAACTCCATTAGTTGAATTAGGAATACAAACTTACAACGCTAAACAAAGATTAGAAGAAGCAAAAGAAAAATACGGAACAGATGATATGGTTCCAACTGTAATGGGTATGGCACCTAAACAATATGTTGAAGAGTTAGCATCAGAACTTCCTGACATAGATAGAACAGGCGCAATGGGCGGTGGTATTATGAGAGTTAATTTAAAAAATGGACCTGACGATCCTAGCAAAAGAAAATTTATGAAACTTGGATTAGGTATTGCATCTCTTTTACCTTTTGGAATTGGTAGACTTGCTAAAAAACCTGCTGTTCAAAAAGCAGTAGAAAATGCACCTGTAGTTGCAGAAAAAGGTTGGTCTTGGGTCAAAGATAATTTTTGGGATGTTGTTGCCACTATTAAAGATAAAGGTAGTGGATGGGCTAAACTAAAAGAGGGAGAAGTAAGAATACTTAAAGATATGGAAGTAGTTGAAAATCCTGAAACAATTAGAGTTAGGTATAAAACAGATAATGGTAATAGTGCTGAGACAGTTTACACTAAACCTTACAAAGAAGTTAATCCAGAAACAGGAGAAGTTATTGATATACCTGGTGACTTTCAAGAATATCAAGATGTTTATAGATTAGGTGATGGAGAAGTTTATAAAGATTTTGAAGAAGAAATAATAGATTCAGTAGATAATGTTAAAAAAATTATTAAAGAAGACTAAATTAACTACAACAGTACCACCTAAATCAGGTCCTCTACCACAAGGCTTGAATATTAGCTATAATACTGTTAAAACAATCCATTCGGAGAAAATAAATGGCAGAGATAGACAAATCGTTACCAAACATAAAACAAGAACTTAATATTCCAGCTCAAGATGAAATTATTGAAGCTCAAGCTGAAGAACAAAAAGAAGTTACTGAATCTGGTGAACCAATTGAGATTACTGAAAATGAAGATGGTTCTGTTGATGTTAACTATGATCCTTCCCTTGCTTCTGTTGAAGGAGCTGAAAACCATTCAGCCAATTTAGCTGAACATTTACCTGAAGAAGTTTTAGGAAGATTAGGAAGTTCACTTTATCAAAATTATCAAGATTATAAAAATTCAAGAAAAGATTGGGAAAGAACTTATAGAGAAGGTTTAGATCTTTTAGGATTTAAATATGACAATCGTACAGAACCTTTTCAAGGTGCAAGTGGTGCAACTCACCCAGTATTAGCTGAAGCCGTTACACAATTTCAATCACTAGCTTACAAAGAATTATTACCATCTGAAGGACCAGTAAGAACTCAAATTTTAGGTTTACCAACTCCAGAGAAAGAACAACAATCTCAAAGAGTAAAAGATTTTATGAATTATCAAATCATGGATCAGATGAGAGACTATGAACCAGATTTTGACCAAATGTTATTTTATTTACCTTTAGCAGGTTCATCATTTAAAAAAGTTTACTATGATGAAGTTGAACAACAAGCTGTTTCTAAGTTTGTTCCTGCAGATGATTTGATTGTTCCGTACACGGCTACCTCATTAGACGATGCGGAAGCAATCATGCATCGAATTCAAGTTTCTGAAAATGATTTAAGAAAAAAACAAGTTGCTGGTTTTTATAGAGACATAGAGTTAAAACCAGGAATCTCAAATGAATCTGAAGTAGAACAAAAAGAACGAGAACTAGAAGGTCAAACAAAAGGACAAGAAGAAGACGTTTTTACTATTTTAGAATGTCACGTTAATTTAGATTTAGAAGGTTTTGAAGATGTGGGGCCCGATGGTGAGCCAACAGGAATCAAATTGCCTTACGTTGTAACTTTAGAAGAAAATTCTAGAGAAGTTTTATCTATTAGAAGAAACTACGAACCTAACAATCCAAAAAGAAAAAAGATTTCTTATTTTGTACATTTTAAATTTTTACCAGGATTAGGATTTTACGGATTTGGTTTAATTCACATGATTGGTGGATTATCAAGAACTGCAACAGCTGCTTTACGACAATTACTTGACGCTGGAACTTTAGCGAACTTACCAGCGGGATTTAAACAACGAGGAATTAGGATACGAGATGATGCTCAGTCAATACAACCAGGAGAGTTTAGAGATGTAGACGCTCCAGGTGGAAATATTAAAGATGCATTTATGATGCTTCCATTTAGAGAGCCATCTGGAACCTTATTACAATTAATGGGTGTCGTTGTACAAGCTGGTCAGCGCTTTGCATCTATAGCTGACATGCAAGTAGGTGATGGGAATCAACAAGCGGCAGTGGGAACGACAGTTGCGCTTTTAGAAAGAGGATCAAGAACCATGTCTGCGATTCACAAAAGAATCTATGCAGCTTTGAAAAACGAATTTAATTTATTATCAAGAGTTTTTAAACTTTATCTACCTGCTGAGTATCCGTACGATGTAGTAGGTGGTCAAAGAATGATTAAACAATCAGACTTTGACGATCGTGTAGATATCCTGCCAGTTGCAGATCCCAATATCTTTTCACAAACACAGCGTATCTCCCTTGCGCAAACGGAGCTGCAATTGGCAATGTCAAATCCACAAATGCATAATTTATATCAAGCTTATAGAAACATGTATGAAGCGATTGGCGTAAAAGATGTCGATACGATTTTAATTAAACCTTTACCCCCACAACCAAAGGACCCTGCGTTAGAGCACATTGATGCTCTCGCAGGGAAACCATTCCAAGCATTTCCAGGACAGGACCATAATGCTCACATTCAAGCACACTTAAGTTTTATGGCAACCAACATTGCTAGAAACAATCCACCTATTATGGCTGCTTTAGAAAAAAATATTTTTGAACACATTTCAGTTATGTCACAAGAACAAGTTGAATTAGAGTTCAAACAAGAAATGCAACAACTTGCAATGATGCAACAACAAATGCAACAGAATCCACAAATGGCTCAAGCGATGCAACCACAAGCTCAAAGATTGTCTCAAGTGATTGAAGCAAGAAAAGCAAAACTTATTTCAGAAGCTATGGAAGAATTTTTATCAGAAGAAAAACGATTAATTGGAGATTTTTCCAATGATCCAATTGCAAAATTAAGAGCAAGAGAACTTGATCTTAGAGCACAGGAAAATGATCGTAAAAAACAAGAAGGTGAAGAGAGAATGAACCTTGATAAGATGAAAACGATGATGAATCAAATGAATGAAGAGGAAAAACGTATGCAAGACGAGGAATTAGCAAATCTAAGAGCTGATACGTCTATCGAAAAAACAATTTTAGCTGCTAAATTAAAGCAGCAAGGACAATAATATGAAAAAATCAGAGAAAAAGGTAAAAAAAGTGATGAAAGAATATAAAAAAGGTGAATTGAAGATTGGAAAATCTAAAAAACCTGTTAAAAATAGGAAACAAGCAATTGCAATCGCGCTTTCTGAAGCGGGAATGTCAAAAAATAGGAGAAAAAATGGTAAAAGAAAATAAAAAAGACGTAGATTTCTCTATGTTCACAGATAAGGACGGCTATAAAAAAGGCGGAGTAGAAATCGAAGCTACAAATCCTACTGAAACGCAAGAATTTGATGTTCAAGGACAAGGAAACATCTTATCTGAGAAGAAAAGAAAAGCTAAATTATTTTAA